CATCATTAACATGCCACCAAGACACACCAAGTCTGAGTTTAGTTCTTACCTGCTGCCCGCTTGGATGATTGGTCGTAACCCAAAATTAAAAATTATTCAATCGACTCACAACACCGAACTTGCAGTTCGGTTTGGTCGTAAAGCTAAAACATTAATGGATACTCCTGAGTATACTTCAGTATTTCAAACAAGACTCAGACAAGACTCACAAGCTGCGGGTAAATGGGAAACACAACAAGGTGGCGAGTATTACGCAGCGGGCGTCGGGAGTGCAATTACAGGAAGAGGTGCAGACCTTTTAATTATTGATGACCCACACTCGGAGCAAGATGCTTTGAATGCTGATGCATTAGAAAAAGCATACGAGTGGTATACCTCAGGTCCACGTCAACGTTTACAACCTGGTGGAATCATAGTCTTGGTTATGACAAGATGGAGTACAAAAGATTTAACAAGTAAACTCATTAAAGCATCTTCAGAACCTAAAGCAGATAAATGGGACATCATTGAGTTCCCTGCGATCATGCCATCAGGTGAACCGGTGTGGCCAGAGTTCTGGAAGAAGGATGAACTGCTTGGAGTTAAAGCATCGTTGTCTCTTGGTAAATGGAATGCACAGTGGATGCAAAACCCAACATCAGAAGAAGGATCTTTAATTAAACGAGAGTGGTGGCAGAACTGGGAACCTGAAACATTACCACCGCTTACTCATGTTATTCAATCTTACGATACTGCGTTTATGAAAAAACAAACGGCAGACTATTCTGCAATCACGACATGGGGTGTATTTTATGATGACAGGTTTAACGGACCACAATTGATGTTACTCGATGCATTAAAAGACAGATTCGAGTTCCCTGAACTTCGCCGCGTGGCTAAAGAACAATATGATTATTGGACGCCCGAAACGGTGATTATAGAATCTAAAGCATCAGGACTCCCGCTAACCTATGAATTACGCCAGATGGGGATACCGGTGGTAAACTTTACACCGAGCAAAGGAAATGATAAACATACACGTGTTAACTCAGTTGCACCTCTATTTGAAAGTGGATGCATATGGGCGCCCACCGAGAAACAATTTGCTCAAGAGGTGATTGAGGAGTGCGCAGCGTTTCCATACGGGGATCATGACGACCTGGTGGACTCGACAACACAAGCGGTCATGCGATTTAGACAAGGAGGCTTTCTTGAACATCCTGAAGACTATGTGGAAGAAACTGTTGAACAAACCCCTAAAACGTACTATTAATGTGCTAACGGTTCTACCGACTGTAAACGGGAAACTTATATATGGGCACAATAGAAAAAATAGTACAAGCACTGATCAAGGTCTTCGTCAGAAGCAACAATCGTTTTCCGCAAGGAACAGAGCTTAAAGAAATTCAAAATCAAGCAAGACAAGTTTTAGATGGAGCGTTAACTCGTAATTTAGATGAAGCCAAAGGTAAAAATTTAGACGACATTGATGTGATGGAAAAAACCACTGAGAAAAGTGGAGACCAACTTATCGATGATTATTTATCGAATGAAGAAATTAAAGGACGAATGACTTCAGAGCCACCAAGCTTTACTGTGGTTGATCAAAGAAAATTACCAAGAGCAGAAATTGAAGCTTTACCTTTAAAGGATAAAGAAAAAGCAGAAGCAGCCGTTAAGAAAAAATTAGAAGCACAAAACATACAAGCAAGACAATCTAAACAAGGGGGTGAGTCTGGAGGCGGGCCACAACGAGGTAAACCCGAACTTGTCGATAAAAATTTTGGAGAGACGATTTACATCGACAGACGTGAAATGCAGATATTAATGGGTGATGCACAAGATAAATTTGCTCAGGCCGAGGATGCCATTAGAAATGGTAACTATGATGAAGCAAGAGGTATTTTAAGATACGAGATTGAAGACAATTTTAAATTACCACAAGCCACTCGAGACGCCGCATACGATGCGAGAGTATTTATACGTAGAGGAGAAGGGCTCGCAAAGGATATGGGTTTTGATACACCAGAAGAAACTTTACAAGCGTTACAAGAAAAAATTGACGAAGGCATACAAACAACTTTTCCGGATAACTATCCAACATTTACAAATCCAGAAGATGCATCCAAAATGAAAAACATCGAGTATGTTAATTTTCTTGATGAGCCAGGTGAAGACTTTGGTACGCCTAATTCTATTATTTCTAATCCAGAAGATATTGATTATGAATTTAAAGAAGGTGGCCGTGTAGGTTTTTCGACAGGGGGAGTAAGTGGAATCATGAAACTGATTAACAAACTTATAAAAGGTAAAAAGATGGGTGCTGAACGAGCAGCAGATATTATTGATCTAATGGACCAAGCAAAAAAGGCTGGCATTCCGATCAAGACCATGGATGATATAAAAAACTTTGAAAAACAGATTAAAGAAACTAGCGGCAAACTTTATGAGTCTAGAAAAAAATATCCAGGTGTCGAAGGACAGAAGTCAGGACTGCCTGTTATTTTAAAAGGCAAAGCACCAAAGACTAATTTAAAAAAAGTTAGAGCAAGAGTAGAAGCCGATAAGAAAAATATTCAAGAGCTAGCAGACAAGAATCAAATTCCTGTTAAAAACAACGATCCAGGTATGTTTGATGACATTTTTGAAAAAATGTATGGTGAATATGAATTAGATAAGTTACAAAAATCTGGACGTAAAACAAACGCTGAAGGCGGCCTAAATTATTTGTTAGGATTGTAATATGAAAGTTAGTGATTTTAGAAGGGCGATGAGACCTAAGAAATATCTCACGCGTGACTTTGTTGTGTACCAAGACCCTAAGAGGCTAGCGGCGCGCAGCGAGATGCAAGCAGGTGGCGTCGTGGAGCGAGAGGGTAAGTTTCGAGGCATAAGAGAGGGTGGACCTCTCCCAAAAGGATACGGCACTGTAAAAGAGTTTTTTGAAAAAGCAAAACAAAAAGGTATTTCTTTAAAATCCGTGAGAACTTTTAGTAATAACTCAAAGCGTTTTACTGAAAAATATGACATAAAAACAAAAGTAAATCCTTATAATAAATCCTCTAAAATTTATGATTTAACAGCACTTGATAATCAAAAAAAAGTAAACGAAATATTAAAAGCACAAGTAAAAGGCCCTGCTAAAAAAACTCCTGAAATTAAAAAATTTATAGAAGGTAGTGCAGGAAAACTAAGACGATCAAAGGAATATCAAAAACAAAAAAAAGAAATGAGCGGTTATCGTGTTGAAAAAATATTAGAAGGGGATCGAAGAACAGTTAAATCTCATCTAGCATCTTTAAAAAATGAGCTTCAAACTCCAAAAATGATTTCATATACTCCCGCAGAAACAAATGTTGAATTTAACAGAGGTATAGAAAGAGAAATAGATCAAATAATCAAAGCACAAAATAAATTAATAGAAAAAAAACCATCAAATTGGAAATCAAAATTTAATAAATTAAATGAATATGGAATTGAATTAGCTGCAGCTTCGGGAGGAGAAAAATCTTTTTCGATTAGAAATTATGATGGAAGTTTTGGATATAATTTTGGAGGAAAAACAGGAGTCGATACCGGAGATATTTTTAAAGGACTAAATATGAAAGACATAGAAAAAATTTATAAAAAGAAAGAAAAAACCCCTGATGAGCTGGTGAAAATAAAACTTTTTGAAATGAATAAAGACGCTCTTTTTAAAAATATATCTAAAACTACAAAACCAAGAACTGCTACAGAAGGAAGAAAACTTGTAAAAAATGTTCAGAAAAACTTAGTTCAAGGAATTAATGAGTCTAGTCCTAAAGATCTTACAGATTTTATTTCAACTCTTGCTCCTGGATGTAAACTTAAATATGCAGACGGTGGCAGAGTTAATTATAGTACAGGTTCAGATTGTTATAATCGTGGTTTAGAAATGTTAAAACAAGCAAGTCAAGGAGATAAAACCACAGCACAAAAAGTTGGACAAAGTTTAAAACAATTTCGTAAGGCAACAGGAAAATTAGCAAGGTTTTTAGAACTTCCTCTAGAGATTGCATTAGAGGGTTTATTAATCGGATGGGATTCAACTTTTAATGCTAAACCTTTAGATGAATCAATTAAAGATAATGGTATTGTTACAAGAGCACTTTTCTCTGACTTTCAAACTTCAGGAGAACAAGATCGTGCAGCAAATATTGCTAAACAAAATCCTCAAGCTGCAAAATATGTTGAGGCTAAAGAAGCGCTGGATAAGTACAACAAATTAAAACTAGACGTTAATGTAAACAAAGATAATCTAAGAGATTCTAATCTCTATCAAAACGCTGTAAAAGAATTTGAAGAGTATGAAAATGAAATCGAAGACAAGATTCCACAATACAAGGCAATGTTAACACCTGGTAGTCCAGAGTACGAAGCATTTAAAGAAGATCGTATTCAATTAGAAACAGACCGTATTGAAAAAACTTACGGAGATGCTCAAGAGATGGAAGAACTGATGCAACCTTTTGAAGGTGCAACAGATGTTGCGGATATACAAAAAGATAAAGCGGAAGAGCTTCAAGGAAACATAGAAAATGTAAGTTCAGTTTATAATTTTGGTCCAACTTTTGAAGAGGTTAAAAAAAGAACTCTCCCAGAACTTTATAAACGAACAGATTATGAAAAAAATCCACGAACCGATGCAGCATTTGAACAACTTTTAAAAAAACAATATGATGAAAATTTAAAATTATTTTCTCGTCCTGAATTTTCAGAAGGAGGATTAACGCGAAGAGGTTTTTTAAAAGTGATAGGTGCACTTACTGCGTTAGCTGCAGTAGCTAAAACAGGCGTTATGAAACTCACTTCACCTGTAGCAAAAAAAGTTTTAAAAGATGCACCACAAGGTACACCAGATTGGTTTGCACCCCTTGTAGAAAAAATTATGAAAGAAGGAATTAATATTTCAGATAAAGCAGCAACGATTGAACGACAAGTAGTAAAAGAATTAAAAACTCCAGATGGAACATATACTATAACAGAAACACCAGATACTGGAGAAATTATTGTTTCAGTGGACACGGGAGCTGGAGTTAATGATTTTCCTGTAGATTTTACTATGACTCCAAATAGAATAACGGGTGTTGCAGACGATGGAACACCTATTACTGAGTTTGGTGAATTTAACATTGTTGAATCTAGACCAGAGGGCAGACAAGTGAGTCCTGATGGTGATTATGATATAGAGTTAGAGGAATACGTGACTAGTGATTTAGATGATGCAGCTAGTGATTGGCACTCTGTTGAAAAATTTGCAACAGGTAAAACAGATGAGATTGCTCAAAAGAAAAAACAAGACGGAAAAGAATTTATTGAAAAAAATCCTAATGAGGACATCGTAAACCGATATGGAGACTACGATCCACCCGAACCAGAACCAGATTATGATTAAACGATTAACCACAACGATACCTCCTAAATCAGGACCACAACCGCAGGGGGTTGAATATAACTATAATACTGTTAAAACAGTAAAACTGGAGAGAAAATATGGCCGTAGACAAAACGTTACCAAACATAAGCGAACAACCTGAAGAGACGACAGAAGATTTAGCTGTTGAGATGGAAGAGCAACTGCGTGAACAAGCAGACACGGAAGTAACTGAACTTGAAGATGGTGGCGTAGAAATTAACTTTGATCCGAATGCAGTCGCACAAGGACAAGAAACAGATTTTAATGCGAACCTCGCAGATTTTGTTGAAGAGCAACAACTCGAAATGTTGGGCTCACGTTTATTTGAAAATTATTTAGATTACAAAAATTCTAGAAAAGACTGGGAAAGAACTTACACAGAAGGACTCGACTTGTTAGGGTTCAAGTATAATAATCGTACTGAACCATTTTCAGGTGCGTCAGGTGCAACTCACCCTGTTTTAGCAGAAGCAGCGACACAGTTCCAAGCTTTGGCGTACAAAGAATTACTCCCTGCGAACGGACCGGTTAGAACACAAGTGGTAGGATTACAAACTCCAGAAAAAACACAACAAGCTAATCGTGTAAAAGATTTCATGAATTATCAAATTATGGATCAGATGATGGAGTATGAACCTGACTTTGATCAGATGTTATTCTATTTACCTCTTGCAGGTTCTGCATTTAAAAAAGTTTATTACGATGACATGATGCAAAGAGCAGTATCTAAGTTTGTACCCGCAGAAGAACTTGTGGTGCCGTACACTGCAACCAGTTTAGATGATGCCGAAGCAATTATTCACAAAGTAAAAATGTCTGAAAACGAATTAAGAAAACAACAAGTGGCTGGTTTTTATCGAGACATTGATATTAAACCAGGTCAAAATAATTTAACAGATTTAGAGAAAAAAGAACTTGAACTAGAAGGCACTTCAAAATCAGGAAGAGATGAAG